ATACATATGCCTGTGCAGCAAGCCATGTTGCCATACCCAAAGATGTTCCCATGATGGTGAGTCGGCTCATCCACCACATTATTTCGTGCTTATTCATCGGCCCATTGGGACTAATCCCATCAAGTAATCTAAACCTGTTTCGTTTGTACAAGAATCCACAAAAGAAGGATGCTCCTGTAGAAAGGGAACATCCTCTTGTGCATCTTTAATAGCTTGATACGAGTCTGAAGCGTACTCGCAAATGTAATGACGCTGTTGAGCAGTGTCATGATACCCTACGGTATAGTGTGACAGGGGCATGATCTTTCAATCCCTAATGTGATACTATTTAGTATAGCACATAAGTACAATTACGCAACGTTAGGAATTACTTATAATGATACGATGCCTTATTAGTTTTACCTAATTTACCACTCCTTACCTTAGTACCCGAAGTTTCACCATCTCCTTTAGGGTGTTTACCTGCAGCAGACTTTCCTAAGTTAATTGACTTTCCAGGTTTCTTAGATTGGGTATCGTGCAACCTTGCTGGTTTCTTTTTGTCTTTTGTAATGACTGATTCTTGACCGTGCTTTCTGCCAAGACGACGCATTGTTTTACCAAACCTACGTTTTGACATCTTATCAGGTTTGGAAGTTTGGTAAGAGACTTCTCTACCAGTACCTTCCTTTCCGTCATCACTCTTGTACTTGTATTCACCAACACCTTTCTTATACCCTATACCTTTCTTCTTTAGATCTTTCTCAAGACCCTTTCTCTTTTCACGATTCTTTCCTTCATCACTACCCCGGTCAGCAGATATATTACCAGTAACTTTAGTCTTAGACTTGGTTAACATTCTGGTTGTTGGGTTGCCCTCAACTATGTTGATAAAATCTTTATAATACATAACTTTTAGGTTTTCTTTTTGTGCTAACTTATTGGCAGTCGCATACATGACTTCTTTGTCACTTTTCCCATAGAGTCTTTTAAAATCTGAGGTACGATGCTTCATACCTCTAACAATTTTTTCTGCCTTTTGATTAACCAGAGGCATCTTAGCCTCCAACCACTTGGACTTCTTCGATAATAACTGCACTAGTGGCAGCAGTTATCTTAACAGCACGTTTTATTAACGCCTTTCTACCTGATGCCCAGGTATAAGTCGTCGTTGCAGAAGAATCAATATCGGTACTTAACATACCTAGACCGTTATCAGCAGTTATCTTTTTACCAGCAGTACCAGCAGATAAGAAAGCAGCATTGATAGCAGTGTCTGTTCCATCATCAACTACAGCAATATAATCTCCAACAGAAAATGGATGATTACTAGATGTATCTTGAACATGTTCACCAACGTAATAATCAGTAGTTGCGTCAGCAGTACCCTTTACGATTTTTGCCGTACCAGGTTTGCTACCTTTGATAAGAATGAATTCATTCTGAACTAAGGTAATAGCAGCACCACCATTAAAGGAAACGGTAGCTGCACCAGCAGTGGAACCAACTCTGTAATAGCCAGTTTGTACTGTTTGATATTCACTAGCACCAGCAGCTACACTGTTGGTACTTAATACGTTGAGGACTGTCATGTCGTGTCTATGTTGTTTCTTCTGTCTTATTTATGTTTTTTAACATCTTCTGTAAGTCAGATGTACTTCCAACAAACATAGCATTAGTTACATTAGTTGGACCTTTCCTTTCTTCTTTATCCAATTCTTTCATCTTCCCTTGGAGATCTATCAACTTATCTGTTACATCTCCGACTGCTTTAATTGTCGTTGCAGCAACTTCATAAGCACGAGGATGATCACTTGCTCGTGCCACATCAAGTATACCATCTACTGCCTCCTGTCCTTTCATTACTAGGTTGTGCAGTTGAGCACGAGAGATTTCATAATCCTGTTGTATTTCGGGTGTCTGACTCTTTTTTAAATCTTTTGTTTTTTCTACATGCTGTTCTAGATCGGTTGGTTCATTTCCAAATACTTTATCTAATCCAGAGAAATCTTTATTCATTTACCCACTCATGCACTTTAAGATTAAAAGAAAAACTTATTCTTGTAGTACTAGTTAGGTTAGTAGTAACCCCATGTTTTAAATATGAAGGAAATATAAGTAATTTACCTTCATCAGATGAATGACTAAACCTATCAGATGACCACACATCACTCATCTCAGTATACTGATTGGGTGTAGTAAAGAATATATGACCATCATCACCAGTAGTTTTAAAATAATACACACCACTTATATCAGAACCCTTATGATTGTGTATGTGGGCATGGTTACCTTTTTTAAATTTAGAAAACCATGAAGATATTATTTCAACATAAGTCTTATCAAAGAACTTCATTGTATTACAATATGCCTCTATATGCTTAGATAACTCTGCAGCAAACAAAGGCATAGATTGTAGTAATGTATTTTCAGTAAATTCTAAATCAGAAAGCCAGTGAGTTCCCCAACCTTCATGAAATGAAAACTTAACATCCTTTAGACATTCTTTCATTTCTTTTTGAACATTATCAAAGTTCTCTATCCTTTCTTCCACATACATGGCTGTGGGATAGAGAGTTTCAATTTTTGCCATAATTTAAATTGTTTCGTCTTGACCGCTAACAGGATTGCGTTTCTTCATATCGGTAAAGTCAGAGAATATTTCACCAAATCCAAAGTCATCATCAGAATCAAGTAGTGCTGCATCATCCTCATCTATTTTGAGAATAGCTGCACCGTTCTGATGCCCTGCAATGGTTGTGTTATTCCATCCTCGACTGACATGAAGGGTGCTACCAACAACTCTGTTGATATGCATAACCTCAGTACCAATCTGAATATCAACTCCTTGTTCTAGAGTTGCTACACTAGCTACAGATATTATACCATCATTTACATCCATTGCAGCAGTAAGAGTAGTAAGTCCTACTCCATCCTGATCTATTAACGCAGTAGGAGTAACGGTATAACGTTTCTCTCTTGGTGCTTTGGTTGTATCTGTGCTTGTATAGTAATCTGTAATAGACTTTTTGATTGTCTTTGCATCCGTAACAGGACCGTATAGATAAGTCTTAGCAGTAAACTGAAGTGTATATATTATTGCTCTGCGATTTGCAAAGTCACCTTCATAGTCATCCTCATAATCAATGTCCTGTAAAACTATCGGGACATCTTTGGTCTCTCCGATGGAGGTTGCCAATTTAACCGAGAGGTTATAATGAGGTTGAAAGTACGGAAGAATTTGCTCAATGATTTGTAATCCGTCATCTTGATTTTTAGATATAATTGCTAACTCAAAATTAATATTATATGGGACAGGCATGAAAGCATTCTTATTTTCATTTACATCCTTTTTAAATTTAATTTTTTGTGTGGGGGATACTTTCCTAGAGGGGTCATAAGACACACCTGATATCTCAAATGATAATCTAGGTAAAGTAATTTGAACTCTTTTGTTTGTTGGATCTGGGTTCTGATCTAGACGAGCTAAAAATTTCTGCTTTGGACCATATGCCAAAGGTACTTTCATCACCTCATCTTGGCGACGTACTTCAATGTTATTAAACATTGTTCCGAAAGCAACAATTGTCTTTCTGAATATTTCGTGATATGAATAATTTCCTAGCATTAGATTGTCAAGTCAGTGGATGATGCAACTGTACCAAAAGGATTAGTTTCGCTAAAGTCGATGATATCGTTATCGGCTGTTTCAAATTCGTAGTTTTGATCGTAGGTAATATTCTTATTATCTACTGTATTATATGTAGCCGTTGTCCAAGATGCACTTGAAGTACCTCCTGTAAGTGTCTCTGGTATTGTAAACGTACCAGAACGATTGAGAACAATGAGAGTCCTAGAAGCAGAATCCCAAGACTTAACTTCAGCAGTAACATTAGATGTTCCACCAGTTACAGTTTCACCAACTGTAAAGTCTCCTGAACCACCAGCAACTAGACCAACTGTAATAGCATTTGCAAATGCAGTTTCTATAGCATCAAGATCTGTGATACCAGTATCAATCTCCTCATCGCTGTACTCGAAGAGTTCGCACTGACATTCCCAAACATACCCTTTACCTAACTGATAGAAAGGACGTTCGACTTCTACAAACTTAATTTCAAATAGATGTCTAGTTATAGGGAACCAAATTAAATCCCCTTCGTTGGGTCTTCCTTCGACATTGAGTACA